TTAAATCTAATCAAATGAAAACTACTACTAAATACGTAGATAAAATCTACAAACTAACGCGCGAAACAGCGCCACTTTCCTTAATTTTAGCGTCAAGACATACTCAGAGGTTTCCTCTATTGTGGTTTGATGAAAAAACAGGAACAAATAAAGCTTTGCGTTATGCAAGAAATCAAAACTCTCCCTTTCAGGAAGACCAAGATGATAATGCAATATTAGAGCCTATAGTATTTGAAAACGGATTTTTAACTGTACGTAAAGAAAATCAAGTATTACAAAAATTTTTAGAATACCACCCAGGAAAAGGAAGGGTATATGTTGAGGTAGACAAAGCTAAAGATGCCGCGCAAATTGTTGAGGACTTAAATGCCGAGGTTGATGCCTTAATAGAAGCCCGTCAACTAACGGTAGACCAAGTAGAAAATGTAGGCAGAGTCCTTTTTCAACAAGATGTAACAACCGTAACTACTGCAGAGCTTAGAAGAGACATATTAGTATTTGCAAAAAATCAACCTAAAGATTTTTTATTACTATTAAAAGATCCTGCATTAAAGTTAAATGCTGAAATACAATTATTTTTTGATAAAAAGATTTTACAGTTCAGGAATAATAACAAGGAGGTGTGGTTTAATACCCCCTCTAATAAAAAGAAAATGTTAAACGTTCCTTATGAAGAAGATCCAATTTATATAATAGCATCTTTCTTTCAAACCGATGAAGGGTTAGAATCATTAAAACATTTATCAGGATTGGCAAAGAACATGTAAATAGTGCGTTTTAATTTTCTGTATCTTTGTTTTTTTAACACATAAAATTTTTTATTATGAACAAGTATGCAAGTATCACCGTTGGCGGTGGAGTAGAGCAGTTCTCTGTAAAAGATGTAGCATCTTGCTATTTAGATAGTTCAGATGATATTGTAATCGATTACATTGATGGTTCTCAAAGTAAAATTGCGTCAGGCTCGGCCTTAGTACAAGCAGACGTAGACACCGTATTCGGTGTTATTAAAAGTGCTCAACAAGAAAAATGGAGTCAAGTATTATACAGTATACCGGGATTGAGCCAAACGGTAAACGCCTTTACATTCACCTTTTAAATCTTAGAAATTATGAATAAATTTTTAGTAATTGGAAATTATGTATTTGGAGGCGATGTATTATACGTTGGATTAGTTACAAACAATATTGTTTTGAACTATCGTGACAAGCAAATAACTTTAGCAGGTTCAGGAAATATGACTGCCGCAGACAAAACGGCTATCGAATCTGCTCTTGTAACTGTTTGGGGACAAGGTTATACTGACGCAACTATTAACGTGACTCTAAGTCAAGCGATAACAACGATTTCATAAAAGTCGTTTTAGTCGATAATCTAAGAGGAGGTCAAGAAAAAATGACCTCCTTTTTTTTTACTTATCTTTGTGTAAAAGAATAACAATGATAAATTCTGTAAGAAATACAGTTTTAGCAATAATCAACAAAAACAATTACGGTTATTTATCACCTAATGATTTTAATTTATTTGCTAAACAAGCGCAACTAGATTTATTTGACGAATATTTTTTTCAATATAATCAGCAGATAAATGAGGAAAATGCAAGACTTTCTGGGACAGGTTATGCAGATATTAAAAAAGGTTATGAAGAAGTAATAGACACTTTTTCAGTAACAAGCAATCTAACACAAAATGCAGCAAACGTATATTTTCTGCCTACAGCTGCAACTACAGGATCAGATTATTATTTAATAAATGAAGTAAGATGCTCTTCAGGTGGAGTATTTAAAGGGATAGCTGAATTAGTTTCAAACAACAAAATAACATTACTAAACAACTCCAACCTTACAGCTCCAACTGTAAGCTTTCCAGCTTATACGCAAGAAGGTGGTTCAATTACTATTTACCCAAGTTCATTTAATGGCGTAACTGACATTGCCTCACAGTATATAAGATATCCTGTCGATCCAAAATGGACCTATAGAACAATCTCAAATGGTGAACCCGTTTTTGATCAGAGTCAGCCTGACTTTCAAGATTTTGAACTTCCCTTAGACGATGGAAATGATTTAGTTTCTAAAATATTACAATACGCTGGAATATCAATAAGAGAGGCAGATGTATTTAAATTTGGTCAAGTAGAGGAACAAACACAAAACCAAGAACAATAGTTATGTCGTATATAGATCAAAAAAAATATTATACAAATGATGGTGTTAATCCAACCAATTTAAACTGGGGGTCCTATCAATTTGTAACATTATCTGATATAGTCAATAATTTTTTATTAATGTACTCAGGAAACCATTCGATGATAAACAACGTCAATAGGTTTAAAATATTATTTCATGCTAAACGTGGTATTCAAGAATTAAACTACGACGCTTTTAAAGAAATAAAATCTTTGCAGTTGACTGTATATTCAGATTTGAGATTTGTTTTGCCTTCTGACTACGTAAACTGGATTAGAATATCTTTATTTAAAGATAATACCATTAGACCTCTTGTTGAAAACATTCAAGTACAATCAGCATTATCTTACGTCCAAACAGCAACTGCGGCGTTTACATACGACTCAGATGACAATGTTGAAACACAAACATCGAGTCTTGATACCGCACGTACAGATGGTTCGTTAAACTCAATATATCTAAATCAAGCTAATTTAGACCAACAAAACAACAATCTGCCTTACAATGAAGATTTTTATGACACAAATATAGGTGCTCGTTATGGTTTAAATACTGAGACTGCTAATATGAATCCAACTTTTACAATTGACAAAAAGGCTGGAGTTATAAACTTTAATTCAACCATGGCTAATGAGCAATGTATTTTAGAGTATATTTCGGACGGTATGGAGGGAGGCGACGATTCTTTAATAACGGTAAACAAATTGTTTGAAGAGTATATATATGCTTATATAAAGTATGCAATTTTAAATAGCAAGTTTGGAGTTCAAGAATACATAGTCAATAGAGCTAGAAAAGATAAAACTGCACTACTTCGTAACGCTAAAATACGCTTGAGTAATATTCATCCTGGCAGATTATTAATGAATCTAAGAGGAGAAAATAAGTGGTTGAAATAAAATGGCTAGAACACAACGGAATTTTATTGCAGGCCGTATGAATAAAAGCCTTGATGAAAGGCTTATACCAAATGGCGAATATGAAGACGCACTTAATGTTAGATTAGGTTCAACTGAGGCGTCTGAAATAGGATCTGTAGAAAATTCAAAAGGCAATTCAAGGCTTACGCAATTGTTTTTTCTTGATATACAAACATTAAGTTCAAAAGCACGTTGTATAGGAGCCTACGAAGATAGCCCTAACGAAACTATATATTGGTTTGTACACGACCCCGCATTTACATTATCAGATACTGGTAAATGTGATATGATTTGTTCTTTCAATACTACTACCACTAATGTAAATTATCATGTTGTCAGCACTGATGATGGCGGGGGTGTACTTACTACTTTAAATTTTAGCCCAACTAATTTAATAACAGCTGTAAATAGGGTAGGTAATTTTCTGTATTTTACTGATAATTTTAACCCGCCTAGGTTTATTAATGTACATAATAGTTACCCGGAGCCTTTGCTAAATGGTACACCCCCCAATAGCTCAACAGCATTGTTCAAGTTTAAAGCTGAAAAAATATTAGTTGGACCCGATGAAATTGTTGGTTTTCACCAGGGGACTTTATCTGGATGCCCTACAAGTTTACCAGCTTTTGGGGTTGGCATTACACCAACGACCACACAAATCCCCTTACCCGGTGTTGATTGCTACACAGCCTCTACAACTGTTACTAAAGGATATGGTATTCAAGGTGCAAATACTGCTAACGGTCTGGCTTTAACACAGTTTTCTACAGATGTTAATTCTGGAGTTACTACCATAGGCTTAATTAACTCAAATACATTGTCAAACCCAGGGACCTCATCAATATCAGGAAGAATTAGTGGTGATGATGGTAATTCAGGAACGTACACTGCAAACTACTCTGTATCAACCGCATACACAGATGGCAATGGAGATCCTCAGCAACCTGAATCGAGTGGTACGGTAACACTAAATGGAATAACTTTAACAGAAAACGTAACATATACACTTACATAGATTATGGCTGCTTACATAGATCAATTTTCTGCTGAATCTTTACTGGTAATTAAAAAACCACCAGTAGCAGCGCCTACTATAGTTCCATTTAAAAATAGTTCTGACAATAACTTTTTGGAGGATAGGTTTGTGTGTTTTGCTTATAGATATCAATACGCAAACGGAGAGTATTCAGCAACTTCACAGTTTAGTAATGCTGCATTTAGAGCTGGACCATTTAAATTTAGTTTTGACAGTTTTCTAAACGAAGGAATGATTAATGCATCAAATGCAGTAAATATATTTTTTAATACAGGCGGCCCTTTAGTTAAGTCAATACAATTACTTTTTAAAGAGTTTGATGATGCTACAATAAAAGTTATTGAAACTTTAAATAAACTTGATTTAGGACTCGCTGATAATGAGACATCAGTTTACACATTTGATAATCAAAAAATATTTACTGTATTACCAGAGTATGAAATATTAAGGCTTTACGACAATGTACCTCTTTTAGCAAAAGCTCAAACCTTAATGGGTAACCGTCTTGTTTATGGTAATTACGTTGAAGGTTATAATTTAGTAGATCGCTTTAATGATCCAGTACAATTTAATTATGATGCATCTCTTATTTCATCTTCAATTGATACCATTGATTTTACATCAACTTTGGCATTTGGAGGATTTGACTTAGGAGGGTACATAGCGATTCCTGATGCCGAAGTAAATACAGAATTAGACCCTACAAAACTTGTAGCGGGATCTTCAATAACTTGGAATTTACAAATAGAGCATTATGGATTTCAAGGTCAAACTCCTTTTCCAACTGAAACAACGACGTCTCGTAACATAAGTTTTACATATACTCTACCTCAAACATTTTCTTCTGTATACGAATTGTCACAAAGTTCTGATTTTGTTTCAAAGATCGGATCATCTGGTAATATAGAAACTGTCGCTAATTCATGTAACGGAGTTACTTTTACTGATATATTTAATTGTGCTATTCCAAATCAGTTAGACGCATATTTTAAAAAGGCAAGTGGAACAGCAGTTGTTGATGAGCCTTTACAAATATTTGCTTCACCTAATAATAATTTTTTAGGCATTCAGATTTTAGCAATGCAGTTCGTTGATAATATTAATACTCCTACCCAAACATTTTATGAGTATTATACTATTTTAGCTGCATCAGTATCTTATTTAAGTTCTTCCAATAATTTTTCATTACATAGTAATAGAGGTTATGAAATTGGTATTGTATATATGGATGATTTTAACAGATCATCAACTGCTCTTGTAAGCCCTCAAAATACTGTTCACATTAATTGTGAAAAATCTATAAACAAAAACAACATACAAGTTACTATTCCAGGTGGTGGAACTACTCCTGCTCAAATAGCTCCATTTTGGGCAACTAGGTACAAGTTTGTAATAAAGCCTGACAAGACAACGTATAATACTATATATACAAATGTTTATTTTGAAGATCCCGATACGTATGCAGCATATTTTTTACTAGAAGGAGAAAACGCAAATAAAATTGAGGCCGGAGACAGGCTTATAGTAAAAGCAGATGCAATTGGCCCACAAAATACATGTACGTTTACTACAGTTCTAGAAAAAGAAACAAAGTCGTCACAGTTTCTTGAAATTATAAATCCTTTAGACCCTGATGGTGAGAAAGTAGCTGTGCCTGCTGGTACTTACATGAAGTTAAATCCAAATAATTTTTCGATACAAAACAATGAAGAGGTTGGAGGTAACTTTATTTCATACCCTGGAGTAGTAGCTATCAGCGGAAATAGTAATGGATATCCATGCTCAAATTTTCCAGTAACCGTAAAAAACCCTGTAACTACCGGTACGCCAATAGCCAATGTTGATTACACTATACCAGCGGGGAGCACAATTAAAATTACATATACTAATTTAAGGAGTGGTAGCTCAGAGCAAAACCCAAGAATAGATTATAAATATGATGGTGAAATAGTATCTACAGCTTTGTATTCTAATTTTAAAGCATTTTTCGAAGGAGAAAATGTAATTGATAGAATAAATGCAAACGGTGTGTCTTGTAATGGATGGCCACCTGGCCTTTGTGATAATGCTAGTAACACAAATGTTTATGACAATACTTTATATGAGCCAAATCCTGCAGCAGACCCAGTAAATTTTTTGACTGGCACGTCTAATACCCAAATAAGTTCAGCGGAAAATGTTAATTATTGGAGATTTGCAAAAAATACTACCACCGGAGAAACATTTTTAATGGCTACTGGAACTGTAGGATCACGGCCAACAACAGCCATTGTGTCGCTACAAATAGAAGTTATTAGACGGGAAACAAGTATTGTTTTCGAAACTTTACCGCTAGACGCATTACCTGACGTATGGTATGAGAATGATTTATCTTTTTCTATTGATGCTCTGGGGCAACATTCGGGAGATGCTCAGAGTCAAGTAATTAATTTTCAAAACTCTTTACAACCAATTACTCCTCAAGACGCCATAATTAACACTGGTTTTTCAAACTGTATAGCATTTGGAAATGGAGTTGAAAGCTACAAAATAAGAGATTCAATTACTGGAAAAACAATAAATTTTGGAAATAGAGTTAGCACAACATCATCTCAAATATACAAAGAGGCTCATCGATTTTCTGATTTAACTTATAGCGGCGTATTTAACGATGAGTCGAACGTAAATAAATTAAATGAGTTCAACCTTGGTCTTTTAAACTTTAAGCCCTTAGAAGACCTCTATGGGCCTATTGAGAGGCTTCACTCTAGGAGAACAGACATACTTACTCTTCAGGAAGACAAAATTTCATATGTCTTGCAAGGAAAAGATTTGTTAACAGACGCTGGTGGTGGTGGGGCTTTAACCTCAGTTCCTACAGTTTTAGGCCAACAAATTGCAAGAGATGAAGAGTTTGGTATTAGTAACAATCCTGAAAGTTTTGCTGTATATGGTGCTGATAAGTTTTTTACTGACTCCAAAAGAGGAGCAGTATTAAGACTCAGGGGAGGAGAATCTGGTCCTGAAATATTATCAGTTATATCTGAAGCGGGTATGCGTTCATGGTTTAGAGACTTTTTTATTGATACCATAGGTAATCAAAAACTTGGAGCCTACGATCCATACATGAATGAGTATGTATTGGCATCAAACGGTGAAACAATCCCAGGGTTTCAAAACTGTTTATTGTGTGGTGTTACAGAAAATGTTTTAGTTCGCCCAGGAGAAGAGACTATCTATTGTGTTAATGTAACACAAGAAGTAGGTACGGTACGAATTGACTATGTCATACCTAATGCAGAAGAAAGCGATATAATAACAGAAGCAAATACCCCAAGCGCTGGCACGGGTCTTCAAGAGGTTGTTACAGAACAGGGCTTAGAGCTAGTTACCGAGCGTACCAGTTCAGGGGTAGGTTATGTTATTGAGGTTATATATAATAATGTAAGATACACATCTGGAGTAGTGTACGTCAGTGGATTTATAGATATTGCTAAAAATAATGTTGATGCCACTGAAGTAACAATTATCGTAACCACAACCTCAATAACGCCAGATACGATACAAATTACAACATCGTGTCCAATCCAAAATATTTTGACAATTTATAACATAGCGATTACAAGTAATAATGAGGCTGGACAGTTTATACACAATCAATATTCATGGACTGATTCAACTTTCTCATCGCCTCTACATTCTAATCAAATTACATTCTCATCAGATACAACTAATGATCCTATTGTTTCACAATTCTTACAAGTATCTGGACCAATAGGAGCAGGTATAATACCAGGTGAAGGTGCTGCTGTTAATATAATTAGTAACAAACTTGTTAATGATAATTATGTCTTTGATTCAGCAACTAATCAATTTAGATATCTAAGAACCGATACTACTTTTTCAAATACATCTAACGAAATTCTCACTTTAATAAGCGAATCAGCTATAGCGTCACCTATAGTTACAAGTGGAGATAAAAACTTTGCAGAATTTACAATGCCAAATAATACGGGCAGCAATCTATATTTAATATGGGATTATCGTAAACCAACATCTGCGTTCTTAAACTATGATGCTAGTTCCGCTAGAAATGCTTGTTGTGGGGCAGTGCCAGCAGGACCAGTGGTACAGTGTAATAGCGCAACTAGTTTTAGTGGAGGCGAAGCATTCCCAGATGTACAAGTCATTGAGTTAGGGGCAACTACCGGTGTGGTAACATTAACATTTAATGCCATAAGTGTGCCTGACAAGTTTATCATTGAATTTGACGGATCTGAAGTGATTAATACAGGTTATCGAGGTTCAGCAAGTATGCAAGGTCAACTAAATACAGCTTTAGCAAACAAAGGATTGCCCCCAGAAACAATACAAGGTATTGGACAGGGAACCGCAACCTTTAATAAAACAACATCAACGACGACAGCTACATTAAAGGTCTTTGGACCTATATCTGGAACATCTTGGACGTGTACTGTTTCATGTCCAGTATAAATAAATAGTTATGGCAGAAAAGTTTATAAAAAATAATTTGTCAATTGTTGTTACTTTTGTAGCAACAGTTTTTGCTGCCGGCGGTATATTTTCAGAATTTACTGCTCTAAAAGACGAAATAAATTTAGTACACGATAGACTAGATGAAAAAATAATACTAATTGATCGTATACAAAGTAGATTACTTAATATAGAAAAAAAATTAGAGTACGAGCGAGGATATATAGAAGCTAGAAATAATAGCAAACAAAAATAAAGCTTATGGCAGTTGGGACATATTTTTTTGATACAGCAACTTTTGGTAATGCTCAGACAGTTTATACTGATCAAGGTCTTACGCAAATTGCTCCAGATGGATATTACTCTGATGATACAATTGTAAGACAACAATTAAGCGGAAAGCTTCAGGTAGCGGAAACATGTGATTGCTCCTCAACTCCTACGCCGACACCGACGCCTACTCCCACGATTACCCCTACAGCAACTCCGACGGCTACACCAACGCCAGTGCCGACCCAAACACCGACGCCTACGCCTACATTTACGCCGACGCCTACGCCTACAGCTACGCCGACACCTACGCCAACACCAACTGTTGCAGGATACTATTATAGATTAGTGCCTTGCGCCCCTTGTAATACAACTGAGATAAGATATGTATTTGCGTTGAGTGAACCTACAAATAACCAAAGGTATTTAGAGCCCCAAACTAATTGTTATTATACATACACACAAGACGCAAGCTATCCTCCTCTGGTCTCTGTTAACAATAATTTAATTATTACACCCACTGAATTGCCAGGAGAAACACAATGTCCACCAGTAGCAACAGGATTACCAACATTTAACTATATTGTTTCTAAATGTTCTACAAATGTCAAATCTATATTTACAACAACTGTAGAATACAATAATTTTGTGAGATTACAACAGACTAGCTCAACTGACACATATTTAGTCATAGGTAAAACTACAGACACAACACTGCACCCAACAATAACAGGGTTAGTATGCGTGGATGAGGATGGTAGATCACAAGACGATCCAAACTTTAGTGGATGTGCAAGAAATTGTCCTGACAATCAAAGCTATTTTGTATTGATTAGGTGCAATGAAACCGCTACATCCTTTCAAATTTCATTAGAAACAAAAGAAGCTTTGGAAGCAAGTCCTTTCGGATATGTAACGGGTGATATTGTTTATGCTGAAAGCACCGGTAAATGTTACCGCATAGGAGCTGAAATATTAGGTACTCAAAATTTGCCTCAAATAAGTCTAAATGATTCAAGAAGAATGCAAAGCTGTTATGAATGTACTAATTTTGAAGAGCCAGACTCTGGTTTAGACATGCCCAATAGTTTTATTAACTTCAAAGGAAATTAAATCAAATGAAATCTAATGCAATCAATATTCATTCAAATCGCAAGTTATCGCGATCCAGAGCTTATACCCACAATTGATGATCTTATATCAAATGCCGATAATCCAGATGCGCTAACTATTTGTATTGCTCATCAGCATAGTGAAGAAGATAAGTGGGATACGTTAGATAAGTATGCTGATGATGGAAGGTTTATAATAATAGATATTCCTCATACCGAGTCTCAAGGAGCATGCTGGGCTAGAAATCAAATACAACAACATTACGATGGAGAAAAATACACCCTACAGCTAGATTCACATCACAGGTTTGTAAAGGGATGGGATACTATTTGTATTAAGATGCTTGAAGATTTAAAATCAAAAGGTCATAAAAAGCCTTTGCTCACGAGCTATATATCATCATATAACCCAAACAATGACCCTCAAGAAAGACATGTGCAGCCTTGGGGCATGTCATTTGATAAGTTTACCCCAGAGGGTATTGTCTTTTTTCTTCCATATCACATAGAAAAACAATACGATGAACCAATAAAAGCAAGATTTTATTCTGCACATTTTGCCTTTACGATAGGAGAATTTTGTCGAGAAGTTCCTCACGATCCTAACCTATACTTTCATGGTGAAGAAATTTCTATAGCTGTAAGAGCTTATACTTACGGTTACGATCTGTTTCACCCTCACAAAATTATTGCCTGGCACGAATATACCAGAAATGGAAGGACAAAACATTGGGATGATGATAGTGAATGGGGTAAAAAAAATGAACGTGCACACGCTAGAACAAGACTTTTATTGGGAGTAGATGGCGTTATATGTACACCTTGTAATTCTAAGAGTCTCGGTGGTTTTAATTTAGGAACGACAAGAACACTTAGTGATTACGAAAGATACGCTGGTATTAGATTTCGCGATAGATCCATTACAGAGGCTTGTAGAGCGAATCGTCTTCCTCCAGGATCAGATAATGAGGCGTTTATAAAAACTTTCAAGCATTCAATAGAATTTACAAACACGTTTTTTAAACACAACGATTATGACTTTGCCGCATTAATATTTAATGACGCAGAAGGAAATGAAATTTTTAGAAAAGATTTTACTAATTTTCAATCTATTCTTAATAACCCGAAAATTGACATTGAAGCGAACATAACTTCACCAAGGACATGGGTGCTTTGGGCTTATTCAAAAAGCGCTGGATGGGCCGAACAACTAAAAGGCGTGGTTTAAAAACTATAAAAATAAAATCGTAATTTTGCTGACATGGGTGTACGACAATATTGCGGCGCAAGAATAGATAATCCTATCACTAGTGGCGAGTTTTACGAATCGTCTGTAGGCAGGTACTCAATAGGGGACAGGACCTCCGTTAGTATACCAGTTGGTCTTAGCTTTACAGTTCAAAACAGGCCATTTATAAATGCTAGAATGGAATCTGGTACAGATCAGCCGGGCGGCTTTGATCAAACGGGTCGAATACTTGCCATGGGAGTTGTTATAGACTCTAACGGTATTGAAGTAATTAGATTTTACCCTGAGTTTAAAGGGGCAATTGCTAACCTGAATGATACTAATGTTACAGTTTATAGTTCGACAGTAGGTGATACTTTACCAGCGGGAGACTATGACATAATAACTTTTGAAATAGGTGATCCAGGCAATATAGCTTTTGGAAATGGACAACTATGTATTGTAGGCGAAGAAGTTGCAACTCCTACTCCAACTCCAACAGCTACATTTATTCCAACACCAACGCCTACTGCAACCCCAGTTCCAACACCAACAGCAACGCCAAGCCCCACGCCTACGCCCAGGCCAACAACTATTCCTGAAAATCCTGTGCCGGAGCCAATAGTTCCTTTAGGACCACAGTATACATTAACTTACAGCGAAACATCAAAAGGGTGGCCATCTTTTTATTCATACAATCCTGACTTTATGGTGGGTATGAATAATTTCTTTTATTCATTTAAAGGTGGAGATTTGTATCGACACAACACAAACGAACTAAGGAATAATTATTATGGAGAGCAATATAACTCTTCTTTAACAAGTGTTATTAACGAATTGCCAATTGTAACAAAACTATTTAAAACAATAAACTTGCAGTCGGACGAGCCATGGACTATAACATTAAGCACTGACATACAAGGCGGTGGTTTTATTAGTAACGAATGGTTTGAATTAAAAGAAGGGTCATGGTATGCGGATATAAAAAATACCACCCAATCGCCTACAGTTATTTCAAATTTTGCTTCAAGATCAATTAATGGTATTGGTCGAAGCAGTGGATTTAGTGGATTAGCTTCAGCGCGACAGTTCGATTTTTTATCTAGTCCAACAATAGAAATAGGTTCAATAATAAGTGTGGGAGACTTTCTGTATTTCAATAATGAAGTTTCTAACACTCCACATCTAGCAGGACAAGTAACACAAGTAAATATAAATTTAAAAAACAATATTAATAATATTGTGATTGATGCTTCTATAAACGGAGCAGAGGATCCAACTATTGGAAACCCATATGTGATGAGCGTAAAAAACAATACAGCTGAATCTTATGGTTTGCTTGGACATTTTTGTAGATTCCAGATTGTAAACAAAGGTCCTTCGCCAACTGAGCTCTTTGCAGTGCAGGCTGAGATCATGAAAAGCTATCCGTAAAAATTAGTATCTTTGTTAGTGTATGGAGTTTGATATACGAAAACTAAATTCCACTGACTATGACGAAGTATTAGTTGGTTGGTGGAAGGACTGGGGATGGGAGCCTCCAGCCAAAGACTTTCTGCCAGATGACGGCGAAGGAGGGTTTTTAGTATTAGACGAAGACATTCCTGTATGTGCAGGATTTATTTATGTAACAAATTCAAAAGTAGCTTGGGTGGACTGGATTATATCAAATAAGAATTACGACAACAAGAAGAAAAAGCATAGCGCTGTAATCTTGCTGGTTGACACTTTAACTAATCTAGCTAAGAACTCAGGAAAAAAATATTCCTATGCGCTTATAAAACATAAGGGTTTGATGGGAACATATGAGAAGCTTGGATATATCAAAGCAGACAATTACACACAAGAAATGATAAAAGTATTATAGTATGGCAGCATTTACAACAATAGCAGCAGCGATAGGATTAGCAACGTCCGCGGCATCAACGGTGGGGAGTTTTGTCCAGGCTGGAAAACAAAGAGAAAGACAAAAGCAAGCTGAGATAGATGCTACAGCAGCAATGGACGCGGCTAAAGCTAAATTGGAAGTTAATTACATGGAGGGCAGATCAATCCAAAAAGAGGCGTACGAGCGAGCCAGAG